CGGAAGAATATGATACTCATGCAAGGCACCAATGGTTCTTATTTGCAGATGAAATGAAAGAAAAGAACCTAATTGACAAAATCATCGGAGTTGATGAATAATGATTACACATTTTGCAGATACATCCGCCCTATTGCATTAGGATGGATTATTAGACCCTGCAGTACATATAGCAATTAGTCCTTTAACAGTTAGTGAATTAGAATATATAAAAGAACATGAAGAAGATAAACACATACGTTATTTGGCGCGTGAAGCAGTACGTTCAATATTAACTTCTAATAAGTTAGATGTTATAATGCCAGATAATCGACAAATTGATAAATTATTAAAAAAGTATACCTTTTTAAATAATATCAATGACCATCGTATTCTTCTCACGGCAGAAGCAATTGCTAGTAGACAAGATAAAGATATTATTTTTTTAACTAGTGATGCACTTCAATATTTATTCGCACAACAACTACCCCATTTACAACCAGTATATCCAATGGGTGAAGAATGGGCATATAAGCGTGAAGAAGAATGGGCAGGTTGGGGTAAATATTATCCCAATGAAAAGGAAATGGCACTTCTATATGCTGATCCTAAAGTTAATAGTTTAGGCTGTAAGATAAACGAATTTGCCGAAATTTTTGAAGGCACTGAATTAAAGGATGTACTTTTTTGGGATGGCCACCAATATACTCCATTAAAGTATAAAGATATTAAAAATCCGTATTTGGATGAAATAGTAAAGCCACGTAATCTTGAACAAAAAATGGCATTTCATTTATTATAGAATCAAGATATTAAGGTCAAATTACTAACTAGTGCCTGGGGTAGCGGCAAAACATTAATTGCATTGTCTTATGCTCTAGAATAGATACATAAAGGCATTTATTCTAAATTAATATTTGTGCGTAATAATATAGTTGTTGCTGATACACATGATATTGGCTTTCTGCCAGGAGATCTACGTGATAAAATGTCTATTTGGGGAGCACCATTAGCAGATCATTTAGGTGGACAAGAAATGCTAGATAGACTTATTGATGAAGATATAATTGAAATCTATCCATTATCTCATATGCGTGGCCGCTCTATAGTAAATTCAATCGTTCTATGTGATGAATGCGAGAATATGAATGATAAATTAGTAACATTCTTAATGAGCCGTATTGAAAAGGATAGTGAGTTAATTTTCTGCGGCGATGTCGCACAAATTGATCATCATAAATTTGAAAAGAATAATGGTATTAAGGCTATGATTAATTCATTGGCGGGAGACCCGCTATTTGGAATGGTAAAGTTAGTGAAGTCAGAACGAGGGCCTGTTGCCGCGCTATGCGATAAAATTCGACCTCCGGTCTAAAATTGGGCGCGCAAGCGCCCTCTTTTTTATTTGACTTTTTGTTCGTTTTATGATATAATAAAAGAAAAAGATATGGAGGTAAATGAATATGGAAAATTTAAAACAACTACATAATTCTTCTATTATTCGTGAAGCCACCATAGAAGATATGATTAAGTATAAGCGCGGTAAAAAAGATGTAAATCCGAAAGATTATTATCTTTGTCAATGTGATTGCGGTAATTATTGGGTACCATCTAAAAAGAATTATAAAAAAGGATTATCTACTAGTTGTGGGAAACACTCAAATGATGGACGATTTATTAATGAAATTGGAAATCATTATGGTGAATTAACTGTTATAGAAGAAGCACCAGCTCCAAATATAAAAATAGACCATCATAAATATTGGTTATGTCAATGTTCTTGTGGAAACTTAACCATAGCCGCAGGAAAAGATTTAAGACAAAATAAAATAAACAGTTGTGGTTGTATAAAATCTAAAGGCGCTAAACTAATAAGTAATCTTTTATCTGCTAGTGATATTAATTATATTGGAGAATATAAATTTGAAGACTTAATAACAGATAAAGGCTATCCATATCGTTTTGATTGGGCCATTTTTAAAAATAATCAATTATTTTGTTTATTAGAATATGATGGCGAACAACATTTTGATAAAAATAATAATTGGTATAGAGAAAGTGTAGATGAAATAAAAAATCAATACTGTAAAGAACACAATATTAATTTATATCGTATATCATATAAAGATTTCAATAAACTCAGTATTGAGTTTATTAAAAATATTATACATTATGAAGGAGAATAATATGGAAAATCAAGAACAAAAAAGACCACTCGGATATTTAGCGGGTGATATTATGTCATTCGGTGCTAATTTAGCCCGTCAGTATGAGTATGATAAATTTAAAGAAGCAGGAATTCCAGGAGAGGTATATAGTCCAGTACAAAATAAATCAATTAATGATAAGTCTAATATGACAGAAGAAGAAAATAATCATCTTGCTGAAAAAATTGTCGCGGCTGATGTTGAAAGATTATGGAATAGTGATTATACTGTATTATGTCCAGAACAAAGCGCTATAGGCACAATGTGCGAGATGGGTATTTTGTATGGATGGAAGTATATGGCTAATAAATTAATTGACATTTATAAATCAAGACCTTATTCTGATGCAGCAACAGTTTTAGATATGGTTATGACTCAAATTGAAAAAATAGCAGAGAAGAAAAATTACGCCCATTACTTCGACATTCGTACAAATCACCTAAATGAGAAAGATTGGCGCCGTAGTTTCTCAATCAATTAGTTCTTATATGGGATAATTCTCGCGGCTACAGCGGATGGGACTCTTCATAATTCGTTTGATGAAATTCTGCCGTTACTACAAAAAGAATATATTAAAGAAGAACAATTGACATTTGAATCAGAATGGAGGTAAATATGAATATGACTACTACAGATAAAGTTTAGGTTGGAGATTCAATCATTGGCACAAGTACATCTACTACCGCTTCTTAGTGGTAGACGAATAATCATTATAAAGCAGAACAAGGCTGGGAATGCCCTCGCTGCGGTCGTATTAATGCACCGTGGGTAAGGCAATGTGATTGTTCTAGAAATAATTGGACTATTACAACATCAGATTTGACATACAAACCAAAGTGGTGGACAGAAGTTACCTGTCAGGGAACAAAAACTGTTCTTGATTCAGATACTTTTAAAGTGCATCCAGAATCTACCATATATACTACTAATGTAAATCAAATAGCTGGCGGCAGTGATTATAAAGCAGGAAACACATATGTAAATGTTCCTGTGGCTCAATCTAATACAGTGAACCCAAACATCACTACTTGGAGCTGTACTAATCCAAATAATTGTCATACACCACATTATACTACCGAGACAACAGTAAATGATGGTATACATAATTTTTATAATGTAAGAACACCAAAGGAGACTAAATAATATGCTATATAATATAAACGACAAAATGCCACTCAAGCGACTAATTACATGTGCTTTACAGCAAGTTATGGCTTGTTTTGTAGCTACAGTTTTAATCCCACAAATTTGCAATGTTCCTATCGCACCTGCAATGTTAGGCGCTTGCGTTGGCACACTGATTTATCAACTTTGTACAAGAGGGCAAAGCCCTATGTTTATTAGCTCATCAGGAGCATTCGTGGCCGCGGTAATTGGCGGCATAGGACTTGGCGGTTATCCCGCAGTTGCAATCGGTGGGGTTATTATCGCACTAATTTATTGCGGCGTAGGCTTACTCATTAAACGCAGTGGCACTGCTTGGCTTGATAAACTCTTACCTGCAGTAGTCATAGGGCCAGTTGTCGCAGTTATAGGTTTGAATTTGGCTACATACATACCAACATATTTCCAAGTAAATGGCCAGTATAGTCTACTTGGATTCGGGATGGGCGTTCTTACTATGGTTATTGCCGCGTATATTTCACATTATGGCAAAGGATTTATTCGTAATCTACCTTTCCTAGTATCTATGCTTATTGTATATGGTATTTCTTGCCTCCTAACAATTTGCGGTATTCCACTAGTAAATTTTGCAGCATTTAATGATATGCATATTATCCAAATTCCTGATTTTGCATTCTTACATTATGATTTTGCCAACTTTAATTGGAGCTTACTGCCGCAGATTCTACTACTCTTTGTTCCTCTTAGCTTTGTGTGTATTGCCGAACATATCTCAGACCACAAAGCGTTGAGCGCGGTTATTAACACCGACCTTACACATACTCCTGGTCTTGGCTCTACTCTAATTGGCGATGGGCTTGCTTCTGCAGCAGGCATTTTCCTCTCTAATATCCCCAATACTTCCTATGGCGAAAGTGTAGGAACCACTGGTTTTAGTAAAGTTTGTTCTAAGTATGTAATTACATTGGCCGCAATTATTATGGGAATTGCTGCTATCTTTGGACCACTTCAAGCGATACTAGTTTCTATGCCTTCATTTATCCTCGGTGGATGTGCCGCCATTTTATACGGGTATATTACTTTAAGTGGCATTCGTACAATTAAGAATCAGGTAGACCTTGAAGATAATAAGAATATTATTATTGTAGCAACAGTACTAACCCTAGGCGTTTCTGGTGCAGTATGTAATTTTGGAGTGGTAAGTATTGGAACTACGGCACTTGCAATG